TACAACGATAAGGACGGACAAAAACACTGGGTTACAGAGGTTATTGCTGAAGATGTCCATTTCTTAAGTCCGAAAGATGGCCAAAGCACGGAATCAACATCTTCAGGTAGAAAAGGATCGTTTGGTCATGAAGTCAATTTGGATGATGATATCCCATTCTAGGAGGGTAAAATCATGGGCTATTTTATAACCGGTTGTGTGATTATGGCCATTGTCCTAGTGTTCAATCGAGGGGCCCACATGAACGATAGGGATTGAGAGTGAGGGTCTGAGAGTGAAATCTGAGAGAGTTGACAAGCAATGAGCTGGAGCGAATGCATTCAATGCATAAGGAATATTCAGCACGATGGGAAATGTCATGGAAAAGATAGCTCTATCCCGTGCTTGCTCTTCGAACGTGATCCACGTGGAGTGAGGAAATACATCGATAATATCAGGTTTGACATTCGATTTGGCACAGATCTTCCGGAAATAGGAAAGCCGAACACTGATTGGACATTGTGGGATATTAGCAAGACGTTAACCATCACAAAGATCCTTAAAGTCGAATGGAATACCGATGCAAAAGGATTGCACGGAGTTCGTTTTTGGGCGGATCTTTGGTATTGGTCGGACGAAAACGGAGAGCTTCCACCAAGTAAACAAAAGTTAAGACTTGTTAAGACCGGAGGAATAAATAAGTGATAACGATCACAGGCCGACCAATCACCAAGAAGAACAGCCAGAGAATTGTCACTAACCATAGAACCCATAAGCCAAGGATTATTCAATCCGACGCATATTGCATCTATGAGGAAATGTGCCTATGGAAGTTGAGGAGGTACGCTGGGAAGAAATATACCGGCTCCGTACAAATTCGAGCGCTGTACTGGATGCCGAATAAGCAAAGTTGGCCAGATCTCATGGGGTTACTACAGGCAACCTGTGACATCCTGCAAAAGGCCAAGATAATCGTCAATGATAAAAATGTTACCAGTCTCGATGGAAGCAGGATCGTCGGGGTTGATAAGGATAACCCGAGGGTCGAGATCGAAATAAGCGAGATGGAGGCTTGAGCGGTGGACTTCTACAACGAACGCCAAGTTAAAAAGACCAGAAAGGATCACAAGTGTTTCGGTTGTAGAGTGAAATTACCAATTGGGTCAACTTGCTTTTACATCTCAGGAGTTTACGAAGGAGATTTTCAAGCTCATTATCTTTGCCCTAAGTGCCGGAAATACTTGGATGATTATCCAGAGGTGGCGCGAGAAGGATACGGAGAGGGAGATATCAGGGACGCAATACTAGAGGATGAGGAGTGGAGGAAACAACGTGACAAGATGTTGTGAAATGCACCAAAGATCAGGAGGTAATGGATATTGAGAGCACTAACAGTATGGCAACCTTGGGCGACATTGATAGCAGAGCGCCATAAGAAAAATGAAACACGGAGTTGGGCAACTACTATCAGAGGGGATGTAGCAATACACTCGGCAAAAAAGCCAATCAAAGAGGTTATAAAACTCATGAACCCAAACTCCATTATGACTATCAGTAATCTTTTATATCCGTTCTTACTGGAAAAGCTCCCACTTGGATACGTGCTAGCGGTTGGGAATCTAGTGGATTGCAAACCAATTACAGAGGAGTTCATCGAAACGCTGAGTCCGGAAGAGCTACTGCTTGGTGACTACACAATTGGACGCTATGCATGGATATGGGAAGATATAAGACCCTTCAAATCTCCTATTATTGCTCGAGGGGGACAGGGCTTTTGGAACTGGGTAGCACTACCAGGAACGGAGGGAATAAAGCTATGAAAGCAATTGTAGTGATGAACGGTCAATTTTACTGTGGTGAAAACGCCGAGAAAAATACACTAGACTTTACTCCAGATAGATCAAAGGCAGTAGTGGTCGACGAGAGAAGGAGAAGGTTTATTACTCAGTGCGTGCTCAGGTGGAGTATGGAGGGAACTATTCAGCTGGAAAGGTTTGAAATACTTAAAGTAAATGGAGGTAAAGAAAAATGTGTCAATGTCGTAAATACAAAGCAGGAACCTGTCAATGCAAAGATTGTGTAGAAAAGGATAAATGCGGTTACGTGAGGATTGATGATTACCGATGGGAGCGGATCGGAGGGAAGAAGACATGAACAAGCAAGGCGAAAACGGAATCCCATATTGCGACTATACCTGGAATCCGGTAACTGGTTGCTTGCATGGTTGTGACTATTGCTTTGCGGAACGAATAGCCAAACGATTTAACGGGAGTAAGGCGTTTCCAAGAGGATTTGAGCCAGCATACCACCCAGATAGACTTATCGAACCTGAAAACATTAAAAAACCATCTCGAATATTCGTAAGCGACATGGGGGACCTATTCGGTGATTGGGTACCTGATGAATGGATCATGAAAGTAATTTACACAATTGAGTGTTGTCCGCAACATACATTTCTCTTTCTTACGAAAAACCCTAAAAGGTACCAAAAATTTATTTTCCCTGATAATGCTTGGCTAGGAACATCCGTCGAGAACCAAGCGGCTGCAGACAAGCGGATCCCTTTGCTCCTTCAGGCGCCGGCAGCGGTAAGGTTTATAAGTGCGGAACCGTTGTTGGGACCGGTAGTTTTAAGAAAAAAAGCCATAAATGATCAAGAGATAATTCAAGCTACATTAATGGGCCACTTGGAAGAATACAGCAGACCTGTAGAACGCGAAATAGATTGGGTAATTTGTGGTGGTGAATCAGGACCAGGAGCACGGCCTATGCACCCGGATTGGGTGATGAGCCTACGTGATCAATGCCAAGCGGCAGGAGTACCATTCTTCTTTAAACAGTGGGGAGAATGGTTTGTCCCTGAAGATGGAGCTGAAGCCTGTAGAGTATGTGGATGCACCTGGAACAATGCCTGCGAAGATGGTTGCTCTTGGGTTGAACCGGGGCTATGTAGTAATTGCACAGGAAAACAGGTCCCCAATTATAGAGCAGTAAAATTTCAGCGCGTAGGCAAAAAGATAGCAGGCCGGAAGCTCGACGACCGAACGTGGGACGAGCTCCCCGAGATCGGAGGCCAAAAATGCTAAAGTGCGGTGATAAGTTCTGTTCGAATTCTGAAATAGAGACTGACCGCGATGTGCATAATTGCGTAGAAATGAAAACAAAAAGACGCCCTGGTCAGAAGGTCGTTTGTTTTTGGCAGAAAGATGGATCTGGGTGCAAAGAGTGTGGAGGTCGAACGATCAGGGCAAGTAGCTGCAGTCATTGTATTGAATGTGGATGGAGCTCTTGCGGGTAAAACAACCTGTTAATTAAATGTGGATAAAGTGAGGTGCGAGTAGATTGCCTAGCCTCAGCAGTTTACTCCAATATGCTTATAAAAAGGTTGATGAAAGGGATCAGGGTGTGTGTCAGCACCCTGGTTGCGGAAGCACGTACGAAGTTGACCACCATCATATTGAATTTCGCAGCGAAGCAAAAGACCGAATAGCATGTGTAGAGAATATTGTTACATTGTGCAATGTGAACCACCATGGAAGTGAAGGGCCACATGAGTCTGCACTTTGGCGTGAGTACTGGAAGCGGTGGCAGAAAGATAAATACCCATACTACATGACCAAAGCCGAACAGAACGAAATGGAGCGGCTGAGATTAAAACGCTTTGTTGATATAAAAGTACACCTTAGACTGGATGAACTAGAGGCGAAGTGGCTGAGGTGGGAAGAGTGCGAGATAAAGATTTAATTGAAGAGATTTATAGTTGTAGGGGAAAGGGGAAATACAGCAGTATTTAAGCTGTGAGTCTTTGAGCGGAGGGGATGGTGGCCAACGGTGCAGCAGTTAATCAAGGAGTATAAAATTACTCTAAGACGTGTTAATAGAGCAAGAACAATGGCCACCAACAAGGAGGATAAATCAATACTTGCAAGTTGCGTTGACAGCTTGGGTTATTCAATAAAATTTATGGAGAAGGGAAAAAACCCGGATTGTAGGAGAGGAATCACGAGACTAAGTTACATACAGAGAGAAGTTCCAATGGATCCGCATAACGTCGCCTTTGTTAGAGCAGCTGCACTTCAGCGCCAGCCATTAGAGATAAGCAAGGTAATGCAAAGGGCAATAGATGATTTGGGGATAGTCTTAAAGGACCTAAGCCCTAAAGAGAAGGAAGCGTATTCGCTGGTTAAAGGCAGTGGCTATTCTTTTGGAGCAGCGGCAGAGATAATGGACGTGCAGAAGGCGACAGTGCAGACGTTGGTCAAGAGGGCAGAGGATAAGATATATGCAATGGTATCGGATCTAACGGATCATGGAATTGTATTCAAACATGGTGTTCAACTGGAAATGTTCTGATCTTGTCATACGATTGCCACCTAATAGTATAGGAACTATTTTATAAACCTAAGAGCCTTCGGGCTCTTTTTATATTGATAAGGAGGGGGAGCATGGCCAAGAGAACAATAATTCAACCAACCCTTTTCCAATGCCCAATCTGTAGGAAAAAATACTTCTCTTATCAGGTGAGAATGTGGTGTCCGGAGTGCGCTAAGGAGAAAGAAGAGAGTAATAGTACGGATGATGAGGAGTAATCGAGGAGTGTGAATGGGATGAAGATAGTAGGCTGGAAGTGTTTAGAATGTGGAAATTACCTCAAGGGTGATGGAAGGCTTAAAGATGGCACACGATGTCAGGCATGTAAGGGGATGCTTGAACCCATAGGCGAACCACTAGGAATAACCGTGAAGGTGTCAATTAAGGATCTGAAACCATTTAAGCGTATAGTGAACATCTTGGGAGAGTTTATCCTAGACGAGCGTGTGCCTGAGGCGATCAGGATGGAGTATGCGAGCAAGATTATAAGGTTATCCAATTAACTTATGGCACTGAAGAAGTTCTGTCCTCACCGAGGATGTACGACATTGGTTGAGTCAGGCCGATGTGAAGCACACACCAAGGATAAGCAAGTAGCACGTAAGCAGTATGATAGCAACCGTCCTGAATGGCATGGCCTATATAACTCAGATCGATGGCGTAAGGCAAGGATAAGATACTTAAGAGATCATCCCCTATGTGTTGAGTGCGAGGAACGAGGACGCTTAACACCTGCGACAAGGCTCGACCATATCAAGGATCACAAGGGTGATCTTGTTTTGTTTTGGGATGAGAACAATTGGCAGGGGCTATGTGAGAGAGATCATAACAGTAAGACAGCAAGGACTAACAACAAGGGGAGGATATAATACGATGGAGTCGATAGAGTTCTTCAAGAAGTTGCGTTGATATCGTCGTTGCTATGGAGAGTGAGGATATAGGGGCAATTGAATCAGCAATGGGCAGGTTTGTGATCCTCATGATGCAGGCAGACGCATTGAAGCAGGGGGGGAGGGGGGTGTAATTCCTTCAGACCTTTTCCTCCTACACCGCATTCCCTCTATTTGCACGCGTAAACTCGGGAAATGAAATTTTTATAACAGATTAGCCAAACAGGAGGTGCCAGTTATGGCGGGTAGAAATGCAAAACCAATTGATATTCACATAGCTGGAGGGAATCCTAGCCATTTGACTAAAGCTGAAATTCAGCAGCGTAAAGATTCAGAAATTAAACTTGGGTCGTCTCGCTTGAAGTGCCCTGACTATGTTAAGGCTGATCCGGTTGCACTTAAGAAATGGCGAGAACTCACCAAGGATTATTACCGGGCCGCAACTGACGGTGGGATTGATCTAGTTAAGTCGTCTGACGCAGGTATCCTAGCCAGGTACTGTAAGACGTTCAGTGAATATATGCAGCTTTGCAATACACGGAATCAACTTTTAGATATTGAGGTAGATTGGAGTAAGTATGAGAGAGTATTGCCAGAGGATTTTCAAGACGCAGTCAATAAGCTCCTGCGACTGAATGTTGATCTGCAACTTGATACAGCTATAAATAAAAAGCAGGATATGCTCATCAAGATGGAAGACCGGTTGTTCCTGACTCCATTGGCCAAAGTAAAGAACGTCCCACAGAAACCTAAAGAAAACAAAGCCCCTAGCAAGTTTGGCAGGTTCGGGGCTGGTAAAAATGCTTGATCGTCCTACTAAGTTCGCTGAAGCAGTTATTAGCGGCACAATAGACCGAGCAATCGGAAAAACAGAAATCCTTGCATGTGAAAGGCATCTCCGAGATCTCGAACGACAAGGAACGCCAGAATTTCCATACGTATGGAGCCCCGAAAGGGCCCAGATCATTATCGACTTCGCCGAATCGCTAACACTGGCCGAAGGAGAAGAGCCCCTTCCCCTTTATTGCTATCCATTCCAAGACTTTATTTTCGGGAACTGGCACGCATGGGTCATCAAAGACACCGAATACCGGCGATTTAGAACATCATACATTCAGGTTGCGCGTCAGAATGGGAAATCGCTCGGGAACGCTGTGCCTTCGCTCTATTATGGGAATTTCGACGGTTATCAGTACCCACAGATATACGCTACGGCCACCAAGGAACTGCAGGCCAAGATCGTATTGAAAGAGTGTATTAAGTTTATCAATGCTGATGAGGAATTGAGCGGCACAAAGACCAGTGAAGGTCTGTTTACCGTCAAGGACTATAAAAGTGAGATACTCTGCAACATCACAAATGGGCTCATTAAGGCACTTGGGCGCGACACGGACAGCATCGACGGATTTAGGCCGTACTTCGGAAGTGTGGACGAGTATCACAAACATAAGAGCAACCAAATGTACAAGCTTTTGACTGGTGGAACTAAGAAGCTTAAGCAATGCCTTATATCTGTTATTACTACAGCTGGTTTCAATATTAACGGGCCATGCCGAGAACTCTATACTTACTGTAAAAACGTTCTCCATGGTTTAGTTGATGATGAGACACAGTTTATTTATATTACTGAGCTTGACGAAGAGGATATCAAAAAAGAAGATGGCATCTATGACGAAGCAGTATGGCCTAAGGCTAGCCCGTTGTGGACACCAGAAACCTTAACGAGTCTAAGAGCCGATGCAATCAAGGCCAGGGAAATGCAAGGTGAAGAACTTCGAGATTTTATGACAAAGGGCTTAAATATCTGGGTGCAATTCGCCGAGTCCCAGTACATGAACCTTGAGTATTGGAAGTCCTGCGAAAGCGAAACTACACTGGAGGATATGCGCGGCAAAGAGGTCTACGTTGGCTTGGATCTCTCGTCTGGCGGTGACTTAACGTCGCTAGGATTCGATTTTCCCCTAGATATTGACGGGGAAAGAAAGTACTTTATCGATTCTCACAGCTTTATCCCTGCAAAGAGGGTTGCAGATCACATGAAAACAGATAAGGCTCCCTATGATATGTGGATTAAGGCTAAGCTTTTGACCGTTACGGAAACTCTCGGAGGAGTGAAAACAGATTATAAATACATCATAGCTTACCTGAAAGATACAATAAAAAAATATGATCTTAAACTCAAAGGCATCGCTTATGACCCACATAACGCAGATGCCTTTCTGTCTGACCTTGAGGAATTCGGCGTAGATTGTGTTGAAATAGTACAGAGCGCCAAGAGCCTGAATGACGCAACCGATGATTTTAGACTAGAAGCAGAGGCTCAAAATATTATCTACGACAAACGAAATCGACTGTTAACCTGGAGTATTGCGAATGCCAAAACCGTAAGTAATAGCTTCAAGGAAATTAAGATAGACAAAAACTCAGATGGGGCGAGAATTGACCCAGTCGCTGCGGTAATTGATGCTCATAAGTTAACCATTGCCCAAAACAAGAAGACAAAAAACGTCTATGAGAAGCGTGGAATGAGATCGTTGTTGTAGTGGAATCACCAAATTAAGGGAGGTGGTAGTTTTGTGAATTTAATACAAAGAGCAAAGCTCTTGTTCAGTAATAACTATTTCGATGAATACGTCCGAAGATTCCAAGCCGGTGAAGAAATGCCTGGCGAAAATGGGCATTCAGGGATCGACACAAAAACCGCCATGAAATATTCGGCGGTTTTTGCATGCTGCCGAGTCCTTGGAGAGACGTTCGCGAGTATGCCGGCCATGGAATATCGCAAGAATGCCAATGGAGACAGAGAAGCTACTAGAGACACTGCTGCATTTGACATCCTGCACAACGCTCCGAATGAAGAAATGTCACCCTTCAGCTTCAAGGAAGTCGGCATGATGAACATAAACATTGGAGGGAATGCCGTATCTGAAAAACTCGTAAACAAATTCGGAGATCTCGTTGGCTTATACCCATACAAGTGGCAAATGGTCGGAATCGACAGAGATAGTGAGACAAAAAAACTTGTTTACAGAGTATCGGATGGGATCAAGCAGAAAACTCTTAAGCGTGAACAAGTTTTTCATGTCCCGGGGATCTCTTTTGATGGTGTCATTGGCCTTTCTCCTATTGAATACGCTGCCAGCTCTATCATATTGGGTAAGAGTTACGAGCAATTCGGAGTTAACTTTTATAAAAACGGTGCAAATTCAAGTGGCGCATTTACATTTCCGGGTGAATTAGGCGAAGATTCTTTCCAACGGTTGAAAAAGGATCTCAAGGAAAATTACGCTGGGCTAAGGAATGTGGGAACACCAATGCTGCTCGAGGGTGGAGGAAAGTTTGAACAATTCGCCATGAAACCAGCGGATGCGCAGCTTATTGAAAACAAGCGATTCCAAACGGAGGACATCGCTCGCATTTATCGGATGCCATTACACCTAATACAGGATTTGAGTCGCTCCACTAACAACAACATCGAGCATCAAAGTCTTGAATTTGTCATGTACACCATGCTTCCGATTTTCAAACGATGGGAAGAAAACATCAATATGCAGTTGCTCACACTGGCAGAGCGCAGGGCCGGGTATTACATCGAATTTAAGATCGACAGTTTACTTCGTGGTGATGCAAAGAGCCGGGCCGAAGCATATGCCGCAGGTCGCCAATGGGGTTGGTTATCGGTTAATGACATCCGGAAGCTTGAGAATATGCCTCGTATTACCAATGGCGACATCTACCTACAGCCTTCAAATATGATTGAAGCCGGTAAGGAAGTACAGAATGCCGATAAAGTAAAGGCTTTGGCAGAAGATATCTACAAGATGATCATTGAAAAAGGTGCAGCTTAGAGAGAGGGTGATAAGATTGCCTTTTTGGAGTTTTGTTAAGAACCAAGAAAACGAAGATGAGGTCGAGCTTCGTATCGAAGGCGAAATCGTCAGCGATGATGATGCTTGGATCTATGAATGGTTTGGAATTCCGGCAGCGTCGCCAAACGCATTCAGAACTGAACTATCTAGCCACTCAGGTAAAAATATAAATGTATGGATCGATAGCTGGGGAGGAGACACCACTGCAGCTGCTGGAATTTATAACGCATTAAAAGAACATAAGGGCAAAGTTACCGTAAAAATCGATGGTAAAGCGGTTTCTGCCGCATCCGTTATTGCCATGGCTGGTGATGAGATTAAGATGAGCCCCGTTGGACTGCTGATGATTCATAACCCATGGACAGTTGCCATGGGTGAGTCTAAAGATATGAGGCATATGGCAGACGTCCTAGACGAAGTCAAGCAAACGATTATAGGTGCCTATCAGACTCAGACGAAAAAATCTGATGAGAGAATTTCTGAAATGATGGATAACGAGACTTGGATGAGTGCTAAAACAGCCCTAGCTGAAGGCTTCATTGACGAAATTTTATACACTGAGCCGGTTGAAGGACATCCTATTGAAAATTCATTTATGTTTAGTCACAGGGTGATTCAGAATAGCGCCAATGAGGCCATGAAGAAGTTCTTTGAGCAGTACGCAAAGATAAAGGCCAGGGCTGAACCAGATGTTCCGGTTGCGGATCCACCGGGAGTCCCATCTGTAGCGCCCGTCAACTCATACCAAGCAAAAATAAATATTCTGAGGAGGAAGCAAAATGGAATTTAAAGTTATGTTGAAAGCCAAAATGGTTGAGCAGGAGGCCATCGTCAACAAAGCCTTGACTGAAAACAGAGCTATGACCACCGATGAGCAGGCATCCTACGATGCTCTTGAAGTCGAGATAATGAACCTCGAAAAATCAATCGAAGCACAGACTAAAATTGACGCAAGAGCTGCAGCGAATAAAACACCTGTAAACGAGCCACTATTCGCTCAGCCAAAGAATCAAAACAGTGTGACGGATATTACCCGCGAGATCTTCGGATCCGTTGGTGGGTACTTCCAAGCTGTTCACAAATCAAAGAATGAGGCTGAATACGGTGAAAAGCTTGCTAAACTCAACTCCGAAGTGCTCAAGATCGCCAACGCAGCAGGTATGAACGAATCCACTCCTGCTGATGGAGGAGTCTTGGTCGGTACCGACGTCTCGACTGTTTTACTCGCTAAGGCCTACGAAACAGGGAAATTGGTGAGCAAGGCGTTTAAGCTGTCGATCAGTCAAGGCGCAAATGCACTGTCATTGCCGGTGCTTGATGAAACCAGTAGGGTTAACGGAAGTCGCTATGGGGGCATCCAAATGTATTGGCAGGGTGAAGCTGATAAGATGCTTGGAACGAAACCTAAAATGGGAACCGTCGACATGAAACTGAAGGACCTCAACGGCTTAGTTTATGTTACGAACGATCTGCTCGACGATGCCTCTGCCCTAGAATCATGGATCATGAAAAAATTCCCCGAAGAAGCAGGATTTAAGCTCGACGATGCGATCATTAACGGAACTGGTGCCGGAATGCCTCTTGGAATCAGTAAATCAGGTGCATTAATCAAAGTTACGAAGGAAGTCGGACAAGTATCTAAAACTATTCTGGCCGAAAATATTATCAAAATGTATGCACGGTTCAACGGAAATCCTTCGACCTCCGTATGGGTAATTAATCGGGACACGCTGCCACAGGTTGTAACCATGAGTATCGCAATCGGAACAAGTGGAGTGCTCGTATATATGCCTCCTACGGGGATATCGGGAAACATTTACGGAACATTGTTCGGTATACCAGTTGTGCCTATCGAGCAGTGCGAAACTCTCGGAACAGCCGGTGATATTCAACTGATTGATATGAGTCAGTACATTATGGCCGACAAAGGTTCGTTGAAAATCGCGTCATCCATGCACGTTCGTTT